CCATTGATTACCCATTACTTTATTTACTGGTAGTACTTACATTATACCATCCCTACATGTAGACAGAATGATTAAATGATTTAATGATTTAATGACACACAGTATATATCTGACACACACTTATACAGTGGATTTAGTAGTATACCTGGTTAGCATCTACTAAATTGAGAAAAAAGTATACTATTTTATCTCTGCCTATTGACTTCTTCTCATTAAAATGGTATACTTGTTAACAGGAAACATAAAGGAGATAGGATGAAGACTAATCCAAAACAAATCAAAGTACCTGGTAAGGTTCATTCTCTGATCAAAGAGTTAGCTGAAAGAGATGAAGCTCAGCTCTGGAGAATCTTAGCAGAGGGAGCTGTTCTCTATAAAGAGAAACACCCCCATAAAAGAACTGACATGAAAAAGGTCTCTCTTTTGGGTAGACCTAAAAGTAAATCTGATGGAGAGCTTCTAGCGATTGACTTAGAAGACTAAGAGACTATATTTAAACTGTGCTCGCTAATCCGCACATCGAGGGGGTAGCTCCCTCTCGGCCTTAGGGCCGCGGTAGCGAGTCAAACACTGAGGATTAGTGAGAGATGGCTTATAAGAACAAAGCATCCCTAGGCGTACGTGTATTCGAAACTGGTATCGAAGAGAAAGTAAACAGCATCAAACACAGCTGGGAAGAAAACGCTGAAGGTAAATACCAACTAAACAAAGAAACTGATAGACCTGACGAGAACGTAGCTTACGCTGACTGCGTGGTTATAGGGTACTCTGATAAATGGGAGCCCTATGCGAGAACTCTGAAGAACTACGAGGACACTGTTGGTGATTCTAGAAAGGATCGCCCCAAAGGAGAGATATTTTTCACTCTCATCAGGTTGTACTGGTACCCTCCCGAGTCTAACGGGTACCTCAATGAAAACTACGGCATCCGCTCTATATTGGAGCGTATAAAGGATCCTAAAGGGATAGTTGCCAAGCAGATAGAGTTGGGTGATTCTAACCCTGATTTCGCTTTAAGGATTCTAGATAAATTAAAAGAACTACACCAATCAGGAAATGACAAGCACCTCACCATGAGGGCTGATTTTGAGCGTATGGGACCTAGGAAGTTCATAAGAGGGATGCCTAAGGACAACTCCCTTATGTGGCACAAAGGGAAACCTGGTAGCCTATCTAACAAAAAATGGGTGGAGAACATCCACGGTAGGGCCTGTCAAGCTTACTTTGAGCACAGAGAGAACATCAAGGGTACTGATCACGAAGACTTTGATTTCGAGATTGATATGGTTCAAGATCTGGGGGAATCCCGTGACAACCAAGTATTAGGTTTAGACGACTAGGAGGGGCACCCATGGCTTACGATTCTAATTACTGTATAACACCTAAAGATTACCCGGTGAAAGATTACCCAGAGTATTACTACAACGACAAAGGAGATAGGAATAAAACTTCCAAGGATCTACTATCCTGGAGAGACTTCATCCTTAGAAACCCCGGCCGTACCCTGGCTGTGGTACAGAGATGGCACGATCTTGATGAAAACCGTATCAAAATCCTGAAGGCTGCCAGAGCTGGTAAGACTATCCGTAAAGGTGTCCGTGGTAACCCTGTCCTGTACTACCAAGAAGGTGAAGCTGACCACGGGCTTTTATCTTGGACGGACTTCAGACACCGTAACCCTGATAGATCTATTCATGATGTCAATAAGTGGTTCGAACTGGGAGGTGAGTATGTCTAACATAGGACTATCAGACCCTACTGGGGACTTTGTTAGACATCGCCAACAACAGTTAGCGATGCAACAGAAAAGTCTATCCCTCTTAACAGGGGATAGGATTCTAGCTGATATAGACCTAGGTAAGGACGGCTCCTTAAAACTCCTCCGCAATACCGACACCTCTGATCCTCACTACATCGTCGCCTACACCTACCAAGGTTCCACGGCTAGGAAGAGATGGGACCTAGACCCCTGCGAGGAGATAGGTCCCTTGGAGATCCTCTTCATCACTTTCCATAAGATAGATGAGGCCAAGACCCTCAATATTAAGAGCATCAAGAAGGACGCCAACGATCCCGAATCCCTCACTAGGTACTATTCACAATCAAAATTAAGGTGGTACGGTAAATGATTACACCACAACCTGTCAGCGGCCGTTGGAGCTCCAGCGTGCAAACAGAATGGGACCAAGGTAACCTCCGACCTAGATTATCAGTACAGATAGAAGAGGGGTTTTCTATTGAAGTTAGATACCGGGAATCGGTCCTATCTGGAGCTGTGTTTTCTACCAGGTCTGAAATAGTGACCACTCTTAAGTTGGGGGATGTGGAAACCACTAGGGAGCTTGTGGTTAATCGTAAAGATTCCCGAGCGTACTACCGCACCCCCGCTAAACTGAATAAGGTAATGAAAGAGATCATTAGGGAAGTGGAGAAGGAAGCTAGGGAGTACCACAAGACTCCCATCCACCAATTAGTCGTGGACGCCACTAATGAAGAGTGTCTATTCAAGCATATAGCTATCAAACTATTGGGGGATTACCGTGTATGATCTAGACAACTTCCGCAGGTGGGACTTGGAAGCCGGAGTAGAGCTCATTATCACTTGGACCTACAACATAATGGATGATGTTTACACGGCTAGGAAAATGCTGACTTTTGGAGACGTGATCCAGGAACAGAGTGAGTTCTTTCACAATTTGGACGATATAGAAAACATGGCTCTAAAGATACAGGATGAATTGTACAAGATTAAAAGCCTGACTTTAGACCGCTTGGTCCTTTCTGCTACCGATCCTAACAACTTTTTTAGCAACTATGCGATTTTTTTATTGGATAAAGCTAGAAAAGAGCCCTAAAAAGCTATTATCTATTAATACGGTATATATTAAGTATAAAAAGGAGAACAACCACATGCACGTATTCGAGTATGCCAAACACCACCCCTAATCAGAAGTCTTCGTACAGGCTTTCGTCTTCATCCCTGAGCAAGATGCCTGGGTAAGTACGAGAGTCACTATGAAAGGCGCTCACGCTAAGATTTTTGGAGGAAAGACTCTGAAGTTTAAAGGCTACATTGATTTCGAGGGTGTTAAGCGAGTGGAGATGATCTGTGAGCTTGAAAAAGGAACTGTCCGTTACGTACTTATCCACGAGAAGTACTGTAAATAAAAAGGGCCGCTCTCGTGGGGAGAGCGACCAAGCACCATTTATCAGTCAACAATAACCAGTATGCAATAAAAAGGAGATTACTGATGACTCAAGAAGAAGATAAAACTAAAAACACAGATTTGCAAGGAAAAATCATCGATATTTATAAAAAACTTCCAGAATTCTTGGAAAAAGCGGAAAATATCGAAGAACTCCTAAAACAGGTGAATGCCGGTAATGTTAGCAAGTTTGTCCCAAGCCAGATAGGGAAACTCTTAGGGAAGCACCCTAAAGAAATTAACGAGACCTTTTGTAACCTGGGTTGGCAGGTAGAGATTACTAAGGGTAAATTCAAACCTACCTACAAGGGACTCGACTTCTGTTATTACCGTAAGATGGTCAAGGGGCAGTACAAGGGTGAGATCTTTGTAGAGTCTTGGAACCAGGCTGCTGTGGACACCTTACAGAAAGTATCATAGTATAAACAATAACCACGGTAGGGCTGAAAAGGCCATGGAGAAGAAACTGGAGCTTGAGGAGAGGGGGCTTACCGAAGTCCATGTCAAGTACAATGAGATCCATGGTTGGATGGTATTATTCAAGTACGGTAAGTTCTCTTATGAGGGCCCTGCTGGTTCTAAATACCAAATCCCACCTATCCCCGATATGATACGGAGGATAGAATCTAAAAGAATAGATCAACTCATCCTATTGATATCTAACCCCGAAGAGAAACTACACCCCATTGAAGAGGCAATCGCCCATTGGATACTCCGAGAAGGAAAAATATGAACACACAATCAGTACACCACGCGCTCATGAAGCACATTGAAGCACACTTCCCTACAGACTCAAGCCTTTCTAAAGAGCATGAACACCTCATCAACCACAAGCAGTGTCTTGAGGCTTCACTCACCCACACTGGTGGCCATGAGGACCTAGAGACACATATCAGGCAGCACCTACATCATGTGGGGGAGAGGCTGAAGGTGGTGAGTTTTCTCCGCTACCAAGAATCCATCCAGATGGTAAACCTTTCTAACCTGGCCCACGGTGTCACCAAAATCCTAGAGGTTATGACATCTGAAGAGCCTGTTGAGGTTAAAGATGGAGACGAATTCGTAAAAACACTTGTAGAACTTAAAGAGAAAGGAGATCTCTAATGGGTATGAAACAGACAATCTTCAAGACTCCAGCCCCAGTAGAGGGTTGGATTGACAAACTAAGGAAAGAGAACGATATGACCATCACCGAGATCCTTATCGCAGGCGTGTACCGCATGAGCTTACTGGATCAGAGGGAGATTATGGCAGCTGTGGAAGCCTCTCGCACACAGATAAAATTGGAGAATTTGGAGAAAAGTGAGTCTTAACTCACTTTTTTTATTGCATCGGGTTCTAAAATTGTTTATACTTGGTATATACCAAGACAACAAGGAGAAAAAGTCATGTTAGTATTAGCCCTCATCACACTATTAGCAGGATTATCATTCGGAGGCCAGAACAAAGTAGTTACAAGGACTTTTAGCTGGGTGGACGAGCACGAGTGTACCGTAAAGATCGACACATCGGCCGCAAACCGTGTCTTGTGGGTAGAGGAGGGCAACACCACTTACCGTTACCCACTACGTGCCGTGTGCTCCTTCAACGACCATAGTAGATTATCCGAAGTGAAACTCTATGATGTAGAAGGATTTGAGATCGGTAGTTCTTTCAAGTGTTTAATATCAGGCGCGTTCAAAAGTAGAGCGTCAACCTGTTACTACGACGTACCTAGTAATCCCAGCAGAATCTACGATTTCCGCTCAATGAGTGTAACGAGGTACCAATGATACACCCCGTGATTATAAATGCAGCTATTCAGATAGGCGTACTTATGACCTTTCACGCCTTCCTGACCTTACAAGAGCGTAAAGAGCGCTACGAATTAAAATGTAGATTAAGAGAAAAAAGACTTAGGGAGAAGAAAAATGGAAGCGTTTAAACCTATCGAGAAGTACAGAGTAGTCACTACTAAGACTACCATAATCCCTGGCGTTCCTAATAAAGAGGAAATTACCAGAGGCATCGTACCTAGATCCAGACTCACTGAAGATTTCTTAATCCCTGAAGATGCCGCACTACTATCTAAGAAGAACACTGACGGCGTGCTAGTATTAAACTTCAGAAGAGACTTGCCATTCTTCGGTTTTGAATACTACCACCGCACAGTGATTCCTATCAAAGAGAAACCTAAGGACGCGAAGACAGACCCTAACTTACTCAAATTCTCCTTGTCTTATTACGGGGTAAGCTTGGGACTTTAAAACTCCCCAAGCTCTCTGATCTTCAAGTCTTGTTCAGCCTTCAACTGTCTTTTACGGTTGGAGGTTGTTCTTTTTAACTCGTCAAAAGCATTAAACGTAGGGAATGGGTCTCTAGCACCCGCTCTCTCCATCGCAGCTCTTTCCATGTTTAAGTAAGGTTCATCCAACTGCCTCAACCACCCCTGGTCGTAGAATAGGCCTCCAGACCACTTATCGATAGGTACAGCGTCCCCTTGTAGGATACGTTGAGCCATCCATCTCTCTAGAGGGCTTCGGTTAAAATCCCCTACAGCCTCTAGATTCCACTTCATTGTTTCAGGTGTGATAGCTCCACTCTCTACCATGTCCAACATACGAGCATTGGGAGTCCCACCTAACATGGAAGCCAATCTGCTTTCCCAGTACCTAGCGGGAGAAGCACCGCCCATGGAACCAACTTCACTGAAAGGAAGTATAGCACTGTAGTCAAATACCTGCTCTAAGCCCCTTCTGTCCAATGTAGGTCCACCAGCTGATTGGAACATAGCTCGGTCAAGATAGTCATCCACAGCAGCTTGTCCCTTCATCACAGGGATCTCGTACTTAGCGTTCAAGTAGTCCTGAAGGTCTAGGTTCATAGCCTGTAAGTTCTTGAGGCCTGTCATTTCTTGTTTTATCTCTGGAGTCACAGCAGACAAAGGCATAGTGCTTCCAGGTCTTGTTCGGAAGAATAAGCTGGGGTCTGCTAAGACAGTCTCCAATCCTTCTAGGTTGTCTGTAATAGTCCTGAAGTTTCCTACTTTGCTTTCATCGTACACTTCCAACAGGTTCTTATCTGGTCCGAATACAGAAGGTCCTCCTAGTTCTACATCCTTAGAGTAGATACGAGGTACCTGTTCAAGTCCCTTCTTCTGGGCTGCAAGGTTAGCTGCTTCATTGACGATAGTCCGGTGAGAACCCTCTACAGGTACATTAAGCATTCCTTCCCTGGGGGATATCTCTTGTACGGCCTCATCACTAAATGACCTAAGTACCATAGGATCTCTTCTGAAGTACTCATTTAGAGCCATGGCTTCTTGTAGGGGATTCACTTCGTTAAGCATGTAAGAGAGCTCTTCAGTCTCTAAGATCTTCTCTAGGTTCGCTTTAGCAGCTTTAGTTTTGAAGGGGATAGCACCTAAAGCTACCGATCCACCTAGGATACCTTTAGCAAGTCCTTTAACAGCGCTGAAAGGTATATCAGCGAACTCTACTAGATAGCGCTCTAATGGAGTCTCATCTCCAAACATCTCTTCAGCAGTGTAACCTAACGGATCTACAGTTTGTCCTAAGGTCTCAAGTATAGCTTCATTGCGGAGCTTCGTACGCTCTTTCTCGCGCATCTCTCGCATCATTTCTGCTGTCACCGGTACAGAAGTCATCCTTCCGGCTAAGTCCATAGGAGGTTGCTCAAAACCTCTCTCACGTATGTCAGATGGAGCTGTACCTTCTGCGTAAGGTATCCCCAAGGGAGCTCTTTGTTCGGGAGTTCTGGAAATGTCCGCAGGAGCTCCTCCCAGTAAGCCTGCTAAGTATTCTTCATTATTCATGTGATGAATCTCCCATCAACGTGGATGAATGTGTCGTATTTGATTACATAAAGGCCTAAACCCTCGGCAGCTTCTGCTAACACATCCAGGGTAACAGATTTGGAATAGATGTCTGCAGCGATACCAAGCTTGTGCTTAGACCGAGAGGCACCTCCCTCTGCCTTATTGTGCTTGTTGCAACGATAACCAGAGTTTACGTAAACAGGGGTAGCTACGATATCCCTAAGCTTGTCCAGTACTTTCATGAAGATGGGATTCATGGGGCAAGAGTGCTCACAGCAGTCCTCTCCTCTACAGGCCATCTCCTTTTCTGTAAAATGTAGCGATCTCATAGGTCCCTCGAGTTTAAATTTAGTTGTTTAAGACAGTCTGTTTGCGATTCGCGATATGAGATATCCCCGCCGTACTTGACTGCCAGGTAGAACTTGTGTGCTGTCATCCTGTGCCACTTCCTCTGTAACCAATTACTATCAGACTCCTTTATAGCCCTTAGCATGTCCCTAAGGAACTCCCTATCGGCTCTAGTCTTACCGTACGGATAGATGTGGTAATGCAGGTCATGTAGGCAGGACGCCTGGTGGAAAAGCTTACAACTCCATTTGTAGATGGTTTGGAGGAGCCAAGTAAGCTTGGGACTATTAGAGGGCCCCAAGCCATTGACTTCTACATCTTTCCCACACTTAGGACATCTCACGCAGCATCCTTGTTCTTCTGTATCTTAGCTACGATATCCTTATTATCAGGTAATGCGATGATAGCTTCTTCCACCAAACTAAGTCTAGCGGAGATCCTTTTTATGGATTCAGCTTGTTCTTCGCGAAGTCTATTAGACTCCTTCTGATCTTTTCGGATATCTTCAACGATCACTGTCAGGGTACTTAGTTTGGCGTCCAACTCCTTTGTGTTACCAACTTTCTCATCGATGACCTTTGCTATCTCGGCAGTGATTTCCTCACCAGAGATACGATTAGCTATAGCATCTGTTATCTTGTTGTTTTTTATTAAGAGATGGATTAAGTACCCGATCCCCACTATAGCGACTAAAACAAGTAATGCCCAAGGATTACCTGCCAGACTAGTCACTACCTTACCCAAAAGCTCCATCATCTTTTACTCCTCTGTTTTGGCCTCACACTCCAACACAAAGCTCTGGATAGACTGATCTATGCTGTTGCGTTTGGCTTCAGCTAGAGCGATACTCTCTTGTGCAGAGAGTATCTTTTGGTCTTCCATGCCTGATTGTTTGGCCATGTTGATTACTTGTTCGATTTGTTCTTGTGTTAGTTTAAAGTCCATTTTGTTCTCCTTTTAGTATTCTGAACCCCGAAGAATTAATTCTCTAGCTTTACCTGCCGTATCGATGTATAACACCCTAAGACCCGTACCATCAATAGCAAAGGCCACTTTACCTGCATTAGCGACATCACCGCCATAGGTGGACTTGAAATCAGTCATATCCACGCCCATTTCTGGTAAGGTATCAAGTGCCCATTCTTGGCTTGCTACTGTGTTCCATTCCAACTCAAAACCATGAGTATCTCTAGAAGTTCTATAGCTTAATACGTTACCGAATTTCCCGCTTAGTTGGAAAGAAGGAGTAGAGCCAGCCCCCGAATAAACATGTAAAACAGATTTAGATAACCCTGTGTGACTTCCGACATAAACACCTGTACCAGCGTTCCATGGGACATCACTACCTGTGTATGTTCCATAAGAGCCATCACGTTTCATATACTTATCAGAAATAAGAGTACCGTTATCACGGATACCGTTAGCTGATAATTCGCCGTTGATAACAGTCTTCTTACTGATGTAGCCCTCTCCGTTACCAGAGAATCCCATCAGTCCTAAAAGTCCACCGTCATTAAAGAACTCTTGTACTGCTCCACCCGTAGTAGAACCAGTACGTCTTACTTGAGAGACATAGTAGTTGTTTTTCTCAACAGAGAATCCTTTTTTAGCTGTTACGTGCCCAGATGAGAGAATGCTCATAGCGTCGGTTCCCCCGATCTCGAAAGTCATATCACTGCCTCTAAAGTTCAGACCTTTGAACTCGTTATTAGTTCGGTCATAGGATAGTAACTGTGATTCACCTCCAAAGTACTCTAACTCCAAACCTCCACCAGAAGACTCGCCATCGTTTAGTGTACCAGTTACACGAGCGCCACGAGAACGCATATCAGCACCAATAACAACATCACCTGATGCTACTAGGTCTGCATTTAGTTGGAATTTATTGTCATCGATGTAGTGAAATTTCCAAGCAGTACCATCCCATACTTGAAAACCTACAGCTCTGTTGTGCGCCCAGTCACCCTTACGGCCTTTGAGTACAGGTACTCCGTAGGATACACCCCCTATCCCCACATCTGATCCATATAGATTATATAATCCACCATACGTGTCATCGGAAACCACTCCGCCTTTCATGATTCTTGTTGCAGACCAATTGTTGTCTTCTAGCGGGCTAAGGAATATATCACCACCGACTGACACATCGGTCTCTAATCTGATGTCTCCACCATTCAAGTTATTAAGTCTAATCTGGTTAGTAGCATTACGAAAGTGAATGTATCCTCTAGACACTCCACCTTGTAAAAAGTCTAAGCGAGGGCTCGAACCTGCCCCGCCTCCAATTTGTACTACTTGGTTCCCGGTTCCGTTATTTTTAAAGGAACTGGTTAGTTCAAACACAGTGGTCTTTTCTACAGACAGACTCCCCTGGGCTGATATATTGCCACCAACAGTTAGATTGAATTTACCAGTGTTGGTGTTATCCATAACCAAGTTGATGTCAGCAGAAGACCCGCTGGTCCAGTTCCACTGTCTAACATTAGTTTCATCAGGCACCAAGTTTAACGTGTATGAGCTAGGGGACCAAGATGAATGTGAAGATAAGTAGAGACCTACATTTTTATCTAAGGTTAGTCTGTCGGGAGTGATTGTTACAATTTTATCAGGTGCGAAAGTATCTCCTTCCACTTTGCCTGTATTACAGTAAAGGCGGATCTCGGAACCACTCATCTCTATACCAGTGGATGCTGTTTCGGACGCTTGCCAGCTACCGCTACTTGTGTAGTGTGCTCCTGCTGTGAATAATCCATGTCCCTTAGACCAAGAAGTGGCGTAAAGACCCCCTGTGAATCCTTCTCTATGGATACTCAAACCTCTTTGTCCAAAAGGAGAAGCGTAGTTTGTGGCAATTTCTAGAGCCGCAGTAGGGTTCATGACCCTGTCGTCACCTACCTGTAGCCTACCTTTCACTAATTGGTTCGCTTCAGTAGTAGAATCCCCCATCACAGTTAAGTCCACACCGTCAAAGTAACCAGAACGCTCACCTTTAGAGTAAAAGCTTAAAGCTCCGTTGCCGTTCTTTACAGACATTTCACTAGCTTGGCTTTCGTGGGTAGAGTCATACGCTATCATATATGATTTATCAGCGCCGTGATCCGTGCCCAAGTCCATCATAGAGAATTTCTTTGTAGCGTCTGCACTTACAGACAACTTATCAGTACTGATATCGCCTGTGATATCTACAGGTCCTTCTAATTTGATAGAACCAGAATTAGGGACAAGACGAATGTTCCTGTTTAGGGGGGACATGATAAGCGTATCAGCATCATTCCCGATACTCATACAAGTAGAACCAAAGTCTGTTCTCCAGTAGTTCGAGTTTAGATGAGTCGCAGTAAGTGCCCCTGCTACATCAGTATCACTGTCTAGCTTGACTTTACCGTTATCAGGGGCTAGCTGTACATGGCCTCCTGAAGGAGAGGTGATCATAGTGTTTGTACCGTCACCGATACTTATACGAGAGAACCCACCTTTGGATCTTATCAAATCTGAATTAACACCGCCGTTGAAAGTCTTGGCTCCATCGATAGTCTCATTACCAGATGTCTTAACATAGTCATTATCTAGGTTTACAGCACCTTTCTGACCGTTGATCGAAGTCACACCATCATTAACTGTTAAGCGCTGGCTCCAGTTAGAAAGCACTGAAGGGTCTAATGTAGAATCAAGTTGGTACTCGATGCCTTCATCTGTACGGATAGCTAAGATAGCCTCATCTTCTGAAGACCTAGTGAGTGCTAGCATAGCTGCTTCACTGTTTACCGTGTGCGTGGTAAAATGGTTGTTAGCGCGAGTAAACACCGGGTTGATGAATCCGTCACCGTCCAGCACATTGATGTCGTTGATCTTGAGGACTTCAGTATTTACCTCAGCTACGTGGCCACTTGCATCTCTAGACAGAGAGTCTTTAGTGTTCATCACTTCCGTTAGGGATATGACTTCCTCGGATACAGAAGCATTGGCTGTGTATGTCTTGATGTTACCGTCTTTTAGGTACTCGACTACAGAACAAGCTCCTGGCTTCTTAGATCTCCATACTCCGCTTTTTCTATCCCAGTAGGCATTTGTACCAAAGTGAGGAGTACCGCCATTACCCTGAGGGATAGCGATGTTGAGTAGCTCTTCGTCACCTGTCTCTAAGCTTAGTCTTCCGCTAAACGTGGTAGCTGCTTCGAACTCGTGGTCGATTTCATCACCTTCTAGGACATCGTTACCTTTCTCCCACTCTATGTAGGACATGGTAAGGACGTTGTGCCCTTCTTCAGGTGTGTAAGACTTTACGTCATTCTTTACAGTCACGTCCCCAGAATAGAGGTCGTCAAAGAAATCCATAGAGTCCATAAGAGAATTGATATGATCCCCGTTAGTGATGATGGTCTCACTGGATCCTTCGACAGTGAAGGATCCGTAGACTTTGAAGTTATCAGTGTTGTTTACTATTGAATAGCTCATGCTAAAAATGCTCCTGTCCAAATTCTCTGGTTACTGGATGACCCGCCACTAAACGAAACAGGGAGGGTAGGGACTGGTGTAGGTACAGGCTGTGTCCAAACGTTTGCTAGGGAGTGTGACAACTGGTACGGAGGGTTCTCATTCACGCCTGTGTAAATAGGGAACTGTGGGTTTCCTAGGGCACATACTCCAAAAAAGTAAGTGGTGTTTCTAAGGATAGTGATCTGACCACCCTCGAGAGGGGCTACCACATAACCTACAGTGTCAAATAGGACTTCACCTGTCTGTGCCACTAATGTGAAGGTCAAAGTCCCTGTGTCGTAAGTATAGATACCCAAACGACCTCGTGACCCTCCAAACCCTTGTACGACTTTAGTTCCAAGGGAATCGATCACTGTGTCTACACCTTCGCGAAGGATAGTCAGTTTAAGTAAACCCTGAGTACCACCGCCATGGTTAGGGAAAGCTTCAGCAAGACACTCTTTGTACACGCTAACAGCGGTAGAAACAGTCACTCCACCAGGGCCAGTAGCACCGGTGTCACCTTTGTCACCTTTAGGTCCTGTTTCACCTTGGATACCTTGAGGACCAGTCTCACCCTGAATACCTTGGATACCTTGAGGACCAGTCTCACCCTGGATACCTTGGGGACCTTGTAAACCTGTAGCACCTTGAGGCCCGGGAGCACCAGTTAGGCCTTGTTCACCTTGGATAGACCCAAGTTTAGACCCAAAGAAACCGCCTCTAAACCCAAGCAAGTTAACAGACCCAGCATCATTGAAGATCTCCAATGTGATTAGATCGTCAGCTGCAGCTTCAAAGTCCACTGATTCATCTAGTGCGTGGTCGAATACCCCCGTAGAAGCCTCAGTGTACATGTAGGTGTGCTGGTTGATGAAAGGGATCGCTACTCCATTCTTTCTCCAACGTGTGTAGAAAGTGTAAGAACCATTAGATAACCCCTTGAAAATCAAGCGAGCTAGGAAGCGGTACTTCCCGTTAACAGGGATCTTATAAGCATTCGAGTCCTTATAAGAAGCACCGTAAAGATTCACATCTGTAGAAAAAGTCTGGGCAGTGTTAGGAGCGACGTTGACACTAGTAGAAGATACGTAGTTAAACGCAAAGTTATCAGTATTTGCCGCAGTGGAGTTTGCTTGAGTAAGGGACTTCCATTGGTTCCCATCTACCAAACCCTCTAGGTCTTTTGTGGTAGGGTTGTAACGGATAGCACCATCTTCAGTAGTAGTTTGGTTGTCCCCCACTACCACACCTTTCTCAAAGTAACCTGAACCTTTACCACCTCCCATAAACTGAGCAGTGTACTCATCAGAAGTAGAATCAGCTATGAGGGCCGCGCCAAATTGACTGTCTGTATCGATCTCTAGGCCGATATTGAACTTACCCTCAATCCTTTGACCGTGGGGATTCATTCCTACTAGGCCAAAACCGTCGATCAGAGTACCATAAGCTGCTCCCTCATGAGGTAGGATAGTGTAGTTACCATTCATAGTCTCGAAAGCGGGACCACCTGCGGGGTTACCTTTAAGGATGAAAGTATCTGTAGCACTCGAGTCACCTACATTAAAGTTGGTGTCGACATCTACCATGGACTCCCCAATAGTTAAGACATCTTGTCCAGAAGATCCTTGGAACTTTACATTTACGCCAGCAGTCATCTCATAAGTAGAACCGGTAGCTCCTACAGAGTTCTTAGATACATCATTGAGAGTCTCTGTCATCCCAGTTAGACCGAGAGCAAGTGTCTGGTCCGTCCCAGGGGCTCCCTGTACGTCTTTTGTGATGCGAGGGTCTGTTACCACTATCGCATCGTCTAAAACACTAGGAATAGCATCGTCTGCTGTTACAGCGACTGTGGTACCACCTGTACCTGAACCACCTCCACCAGAAAGTATGATGTTGTCTTCAGTCTTTACAGGAGTCCCTTCACTATCGAAGATCTCCAAGCGGTAGGCAACGTCTTCGTCACCAAATAAGAAACATTCCCCAGCAGCGTTCAATCTGATAGGGTTGTTGTTTAGAGTACCTGAAACATCCTGGAAAGTATCTACTGGTGTATCAGAGCCTGCGATATAAGTAAAGACACGCCCCCTAGAAAGGGGGTTGTTGTCTCTATCAGTAAATTTTCTTTGGATTACAGGGAATTTTACTTTTGCCATGTTAAACTCCGATAGTCAAATAAACGAGTTGAGTGGTATCTGCAGGCACTGGCCCATTCCAGAATACCTTCATCTGGAAAGCATCTCTCCTAAACGCTACAGCATCTATACCGAAAGCAAGTCCGATCCCTAGAGCACCTTCATAAGTACCTGCTACTTTCACATCGTCTAGCCCGTACGAGCTAAGCACATAGGGTTGTCCGCCTACGATAGAAGGGAAGACACTTTGATTAGGTACGTTGATCAAAGCAGATTGTCTCTGGTAAACACCTGAAGCGGGATCAGTAAACAAAGCAGAAGCGTCTACAGTGTAACCGAAAGACACCTCAGTCGCGATGTTAACCCATCCAGCACCCACCACATTGTCTGTGATTTTAAGGTTGTGTTGATCATTCCAAGTCCCAGTTCCCTGAAATACCACAGTTTCCCATGGAGATCCTGGAGCAGGGTCTATGTTGTTGAAGGAGTTACCAGAGATCTTAGTGTTCACAATGATGTAGTTGGACTGTGTAGTCTCTAACCTTACACCTGCACTGTAAACATTAGAAGCTCTAAAGCTGTTACCTTCTACGAGTAAGTCATAAGGATCTTGTACGAATAGGTCAGTAGTCTGGAAAGTGTTGCCTACTACATTTACGGTACGAGATCCAGAGAGTACTCTGAAGTTCGCGAATCTGAAAGAGTTACCATTCATCTCTAAGTAAGAGGTAGATTGGTGCTCGATGGATACTTCTGAAGTAACTTCCTCACAAAGTACGCGGTTGTCATTGAAGATAGTCTTACTTACTCCACCACTATTCCAGATCCTGTTAGATCCATTGATCTCACACCCTTGTACGTCCACTGTATCGATAGCTGCTACCACGATGGCATCATTCGCTCCATTCGCGTCAGGAGTCAAGAACCTAGTGTTCCTTGATACAAATGTCGCATCAGTGAATGTGTCAGACACCCAAAGCAATTGGTTGTCTTGGTTGGGTCTTGAATCCAGTACAGAGTCTACAGTCTCTAAAGAACCATCTACCGCCAAAGCATATTTCTGTGCAGGGTTGTTGGAGATGACTCCAGTGTTGGTGATACGTACGTTGTCTAGCTTCAAGTTAGCTTGTACAGCCAAGATAGCAGATACGAGGGGATTAGAAGGGAGTGGTTTTACTGCACAGTTGTCAGCCATTAATAGATGGAGATCTTTCCACACCACTACTTGGCCTGCCGTAACATCTGCAGATTCCATGGCTTCTAGAGTACCTACACCAGTATCTAGCCTGTACAAGAACCCACCACCTACTACTTTAGCAGAGGCAGGGTTAGAGGAGGCACTCATACTAGCTAAGGCACACAAATGAGCCATTTTTAGAGCGAACCAGTTAGCATCCTCAGCGGTAGTACCCACAGAGTTAGCAGCTCCTGCGTTAGCTCCAAACCAACGTATGTCAATCTCTTCGTTAAGTAATCTGAAACGAGCTACAAACTCACCACCTACAGAGGGGTCGGCATTGTTACGGATCTTCAACTTACTTCCAGTCACATCCAGTATCTGTCCGAAAGGGATAGTAGTGTTTGCGAGTGTGGCATCGAAGAAGTTAGCCGTTACAGTGATACCGCTGATAGTGTGCTGTATCCTACGCATGTCAGAAGACAACCAAGGGACACTCTCTGTGAATCCTATCTCATTAATAGTGTCAGAGGAATATGTCTCTGGTAAGATCTTAGAGTCCCAGATAAGGTGTACTTTCTCGTTAGTGCTTGAGCTAGATGTTCTACGTACACACTGGATCATTGAGAAGAACTTCGTGTTATCTATGTTCTGATAACCTGTAGAAGAGTTCGGTTCACGTTCAGTGATGTTGAACCAAGATACCTGGAACTCGTTCCTCTGGTTCTTAAATTCGATGTTAGTGTAGTCCCCGTAAAAGATGAAGTCGTTGTGTTCTCTTACGAAGTTTGAGATAGTGTTAGCACCAGAACACTCTAAGAATGCTCCATTACGGAATTCAAGTCTCTTATTTCCCCAATCTAGTTCTGATGTGTTACCAAAGCCATAATGCTTACCAGCGCCTTCACCAAATACGATAGTCGCGGTAGAGGAACCCAATAAGATATCTAAATCTTCATTCGTGTAAGCAGCCCCGTTACCAAGGATGCCGTAAAGTTCTGGAGACACTGCGATAGCATCGGGAAGAGCGCTAACGAAAATAGTAGCAGGGTTACCAGGGCCTGTATAACCAGTAGTCATTTCAGAACCGAGGTGTAGGATAGTGTTCTTACCACCTACTACCACAGAGTTGTTTCCTGAAGCACTTGCAGAAGGCCTAAACTTCACGTTCTGGTTAAAGGTGTGGTCTACTTCGTTTCCGGTAAGGATGACGTCAGAACCGATGTAGTAGGTACCAGACCTCCACTCGACTCTGAATCCTGGGTTAGGACGCCCATACATCCAGCTCATCATGTTGTTGATGTTACCCGCTACATCCAGATCGTTACGATTAGGGAGAGCTCCCCACATTTCTGGAGCCACTCGGCTTCCTTCTATAAGTCTGACCCATCGTCCTTGAGCAGGAGAGCCAGTAGGAGCAATATAGCCACCATTGTCATCGGGATTAGTTTTATTGGGATCCCACTCGAACCAACCGCCTCCAAAATCATTGATACCTCCGAAGTTATCTGCGGGGTCTGAATGATTAGCACAGTAGGCTAGCTGGTACACGCTAGTGTCGATATCTCTTAGGTCTTGGACAGTATCGAGTCCCACAAAGTTAAGTTCACCCTCTACAGCTGAACCAGCTCCAGGGATGTTGTCCATTGTATCTACTACTTCATATTCAGGATTCCCGTCGTTATCACGTCCTATAAACTTTTCCGTGATTACTTTGTAACGGCCCGTACCTAACCAGACACCGCCTTCGCGGACTTTGCCTGCTGCGTCAAGAGGATGGGGGTTTAGGGCCTTTTCTGTTCCAGTCACGTCAGTGAACACATCTTTTAAAGTACCTACAGAGCCAGGTTCATAAAAGGAAATACGACCCTTGTTCAAAGGGTCTCCGTCGTTATTAAATTCTCTTGCTCGTTGTACTACGTAAGGTATGGTCATTTAGTCCTCCACAACCTAGTTGGGTATTGAATAATTACTCCCTGGCCTATTGACCAGAGAGTAGATTACTTAGTTCTTGTTGACGCTTAAGTAGCATCTCCTGCATGTAGTCTTGCCAGCGCTTGTCTGTTTCAGATTGCTGGACAGACCCTTCGGTACCCGCCATAAGAGCTGCAGAAGGTACACTCTCAACTACATCCATAGGTTTGAGGGCTTTCCTAAGTGCTGCCCCTGTTACCTGTTTCATACCTTTAAGAGCGTTTATGTTCTTCTTGATACTTGTGTAAGAAAGCTCAGGGATTTTCTTGGCTTTCTTAGCTTGGTCGAGCTCTTTAGATACACGAGTAAGCACCGCTTCCGGTACCACATCTACATCTTCGAAGCCTACTACCAAGTCCCTCATCTCTTTGTTGAAGAGTTCTTGACCAGCCTCAAAACTAGGATCTCTTACCGCAGCCTTCTCAAGAGCCGTAGCCCTACCCAATGGGTCAGCCATCCTACGAGCGAATTGTTCCGCAGCACCTAGCTCTTTCTGCCTACCAAGTCTGTAGGAAAACTCACCTATGGTCCCATCGCTTAAATGAGGGAAAGCAGTTGTACTTCTAGTGTACACTTTATTGATAGCGTCCTTTTCAGGCCCAGAAGGCAGTAAGTTACGAGCATTCAGTAGATCATCCATAGAAGCTTCTTGGATGTTCCCTACACCAACACTACCTCCAGACACTTTCTTAAGAGCAGCGTCGATAGTTTCTCTGTTTACCCCTTCAGGTATTTCAGTACCTGTCAGGAAGTAAGCGCCTGGGATTCTTTTTTCTAGGCTGGACAAAGAAGCCGATCTCAAAGCACCAGGACTTCCACCAAAGCTGTACTTAGGTGATTCCCTAAGATAGGCACCGTAAAGTCTCTCCTCACCGTGCTTAAGAGCAGACTGTAAAGGAGCTACACCCTCTATAAAGGGAGCACCTGATATAGCTCGGGGTTTGCCGTAGATACCAGCATACTTCCTAACAAGTTCGTCACCAGGCACTACACCGGGCTTACGGAACCCTGCGGGAGCTGCTGCACCTACAGTACCACCTAGTAAGGATGCGAGAGCTGGAGCAAGTCCTCCGCCTTCTTCCTCAGGCCTAGTGTACTGGAATCCTGTTTCAGACGCGATAAGGGGAGCTTCCTTCAGTACGGCAGGTGTCATACGCCCTAGAGCGCCTACATTCTCGGCCACTTCTACACCTCTAGCTGCGTCTTGAAGTCTAGGGACTCCTGTTAGCATGGATGCACCACGTCCTCCAGCACCTCTTAAGGCGCCTCCTAGAGGTAAAGCTCCACGCACACCTCTAAGGCCTGCTTTTACACCAGCACCAGGGATAGGCGATAAGAACTCTTCTGCTACTTCACGACCAACAGTCTTGTACTTAGAAGGCATGGAGAATTCCTGAGCAGGGCTGAGGTAAGGATCGTCACTTGCTGCGGCGATACCTGCTGCTACACCTCTGCCAGGCATGGTAAAGATATCTTTAGCGGCGCCGAACCCACGGGTCCAACCACCTTCTCCTTCACGAGCTTCAAACTCCGGAAAGAGAGTCCAATCGTCATCAGCCACTTGCTTGTAAGCCATCTTTTTGTAGATACGATCCAGGTAAGGGTTATCAGAAGTATACTGAGCTACCACGTTATCCACGTCCTCATCGGATTCTACAGCCATGATGTTGTCGTAAGCGTCACGTAACTTCAAGACTTTCTGGAGGTTACGGATTTTCCTGGGATCCATGGATGTCGTAAGAGACATAGGATCGTAACCCTTGTCGCGCTCTTTCTGGATCTTATCAAGGATGTCGTTACGATCCATCGCTAGGATAGGCACGATAGAGGTACCTGCTTCGCGCTGGATAAGTTTGATAGCATCTTCTTGATACTTCTTAGCCTTAGCTGTAGGACCCACAGGTTCTGCAGGAGCTTCTACTTCTGCTTCCTTACTGAATACATCTCCCTTGGAGATCCTACCCGCTTGGTAGAGTTTGCGTATCTGTTCAGGTGTGACTTGGATTGTGTCCCCATTAGGAGCCACAATCCCATAAATCTTTTCAGCCATTAGTTTCCTCCAAAGAGAGCGTCTAATTCTTCATCACTCACCTTCTTCCAGCTAGAAGCAGGCGCTGCAGGTTTAGGAGCTGCCTTAGCCTTAGGAGCTTTATCTTCCCTCATCTTGATGTACTTAGAAGACATCTTACTTCTCAACTTGTTAAGGATCTTCTGGGTATCCGTAACAGACAAGTACTTGTTAGCGATCTTCTTGAGGTAAGCTTCTCTCGCTTGTGGAGAGGCCACACCTGTCAGAACAGGGATTAAACCAGTAGTCTCGTCTTGGAACCTCTTAAGCTCCTGTCCAGTAAGTGCAATAGTCATGAAGTTAGTGAACTCGTCTGCCCCGATAGCAGCACCTGATTCTTTACGTAGGGCTGTCATAAGAGCATCTAGCTTACGTGCGTTGTCATCAGGAGCAGCCAGTAGAGCTGTATATGGCTCATACATCCACTTGTTCTTCTCTTCTAGAGTAAGGAACTGCTCTTCAGCTTTCTGCCCACGCTGGTAGCCTGTCTCTTCCTGTTCTTTCAAAGAGAAGGCTGTATTATCGATCCAGTTTTCTGCAATAGCAGAAGCGCGAGATGCATTAACCGCATTAGCCTGACCCAACTCTCCTTGATCCTGTTCCCAAGATTTAAGAGCTGTTAAAGCCTCTGCTCTGTTTTTGAAATCACCACCAAGAGCTTCTTTAGCCACATTAAGAGCCTCCGCCCTCAACTCAGCTAGTGTGCGAGGTTCTCCTGGTGCATCCCCCTTATCAGCTTTAGGATCTACATCTGGGATATCCCATACCTCGGGGCGTCTCTCTTTAAGTAATTGAGCAAGCCTGTTCCTTTGAGCTGTGTAAAGTTTTACGTCTTTAGAACGATAAGCTCGGATAGCATAGTTTAACCCTCTGCTAGCATCCTTCCAGAGTTGCTCTAACTGCTTGATCTCGGCCTTTGTACCTGTTTGGGCACCCATCTTAGCCTGAAACTGTTCGTTAGCCATACGGGCCTGTAAAGCTTCTTCAGGCCTATACGTAGCCATAGTACCAATGGCCTGCTTTACAGGAACTTCTTGAGTAAGTGCTTGGCCCAATGCTAGAGAACCAGCAAGTTCTCTTCCTTGCTGGAAACCTTTAAAGGCATCAGGTTGTTGTGCCCCTGCTAAGAGGCTTCCTAGGAATTGTTGTCCTACTTGCATATTAACCTCCTAAGTTGCCTTGAGGCATGTAACCACCGGCGCCGTAAGCTGCACCCATTCCAAACTGGGGATTTCCTGGTTGAGGAGGAACCATGGTTTGTGCTGGGATCTGAGCAGATTGTGGTGCAGGTGGGTTGATCATCTGTTGTGTCTGATAAGCTCCAAGTCCCTGACCTAAAGCATTTGTTAATCCGCCAGCTAGGTTAGCACCGAAGGCACCTGGAGCTGCAGCAGCTACTGCTTGAGCTTGTCCCTGCTGTTGTAACAAGTTGGCTACATTAGATGCCTGGCCTGTGCGAAGGTTAGCGATAGATTGACCTGCTCCGAAACCTTGTTGGGACAGATTAGCTATCTGATTGTAACGATCAGCTACATTCTGACGGGAGATGTTGAAACGGTTGACAAAATCTTGATAGTCGAAAGCCCTCTCTTGGCCTCTACGAGCGAAAGCGTTCTGATAATCCATCATAGCTCTGTCTTGAGCCTCTTGTTGTAAGGCCTTAAGAGTTGCTCCAGAAGACAATTGTCCTCCAGCTGCGGCAGATTGTTCTAATTGCTCTCTGATTTTTCTTTGTTGATAGTCGGTAGAAGGGTCTAGGTAATCTTCAACAGATCCCTGGAACTGATACTCAGGGATCTCGGGCCCCGTAAACTGACCAGACTGGATGCCTGCTAAAAGCATGTTAAGTCCTTCTTGACCTGCTGCCGAATAGGGCTCAAGGTAAGGCAATGCATCAGCATATGCTCTACGTTGTTCCTCGATACCTAGCTGTGCAGCTCTAGTTTGTGCATCTGCAGCCGCTTCCGCTGCTGACTTCTGCCCCCAAGCACTCAATCCAGAGCCTATGAGGCTTCCTCCTCCGAGGATAAGTCCTACTGTTAATGGATCCATATTTATACCCTCAATAGTGTTCCTTTAATGATTACTTCTGTGGACGTGATAGCAGGGAGAGTTAAAGTCTTACCTTCTACATAACATCCGTCATTTATTGACCAAATACCGCCATTCAGCTGGTAACAATCCAGTATAGTGGGCTGTGCCGTGAAGGGGTAGGTCCAAGTTAAAGTGTCTCCTTGACTGGCGGACACAGAATCAAGTCTAATAACAAGTTGGAGAACGTTACCTTGAAGCTGTCCACCTACCGTCACGCCAGTCGAAGGAGTAAGATCAAATGCAGAGGAGACGGGTCCCCACGACCCCTCCAAAGCATCAGAGACATCCGTAAGATGCTGCAACCACACCTTAGTTAGGAAGTCCCTGTCAGTTATCTGGTTTTTAGTAGGAGCTACTCCTACATCTACATACGATCCGCTCATACACGCCCCTTCTGTGTGATGGCTCTGCCACCTAACATCCTTACAGGTACTGGATCAGACACTTTGATACGGTACACACGATCTCTCGCTCTACCTAATCTTCTCCAACGTGCACGTACTTTCCTCTGTCCTACACGGCCTAGTTCGATCCATCTCTCGTTCGACCAGGTGTAACCACCGTCATCAGAGTACTGTAACATGATCCGTGGTACGGAGCCTTGTCCAGTCTGTAAGCCCACACCTGTCTCCATGTCCACTTGGAACTCTTTATGGAATACAAGATTAAGCTCATCCCAGTAAGTGGGGGACTGGCGTGTACAGATCACAGGCAGATCCCCTGAAGGATCATAATCAGTACGAGCATTCACATCAAGCTTGAGGATGAATGGGCCTGCGAGGGACCCCATAAGGATCTCATTGTTACCAAAGGTGGCAAAGATCGGTGCCCACCTATTCTCGATGTTCAGTAATGGGTCCCTGGTAGTACGTTCATGCCACTGGTCTGTGCTAAGGTCATACTCCCATGTCTGATTCCCACCTATAAAGGTAAGACAGTACATAGTGTGTCCCTCGAACTGGTACGTGAATCCCACTGCATCAGATGTGTTAGCGATTTGATCAAGTTGGTCTTCGATCGCGTGGGTCGAGATCCTTCTAGCATTATACCCGTCAGAAACGTACACTTGGTTCTTACCTGCTTTAGAGGATCCCAACCAAAATACGTTCTCCGCGATATCTGCCACAGAATCCGGTGCGCCGCAACCGATCTCACCAAATGAACCACCTACCCGTGAGTAAGGACTATCGGCATTAGTAGTCGTACGCCATACCTCGAAAGACTTAGGACCAAAAAGCCATGTCTCACCTTGGCGTTTAGAAATAGAAACGATAGGGTCTGCAGAACCTTTAGCATTGTACCAATCCGCTCCTCCCCAGCTATTAGGGTTACTTAGGGCACTGTAATAGACTTTGTTGTAGTTGTTTACCACATCCTTAGTAGTGTCCCTGTTGATGACGAGTACACGCTCATCCAAGAATACACACTCGGTGGGGAATTGGAACGGTACCGTAGGCGTGTTAAGTGTATTAGTTTCAAGGTCATACACATAAAGCGTAGTACCATCTACGAATACCAACTCGTTACCCGTGTCACAGAACGAAACACGGGAAGTTAGGTTGGATATGGTAGCTCTCTCAATAGCCTGAGTTCCTGTGTCCTCGATAAGCTTGTCACCATATACGGAAAACACTCTTGTCTGGTACACGTTAGCGATGTTGTCTATCGCAGCTACCTCATAAATACCTCTACAAGCCCCATCAGTGATACCAGAAAGGTCCCGATACAATACAGTACCAGGACAGTTTTGGAGGATGTAGCGGGACTTGGCGTTAGCGTCCTTGATAAGCTCAGGGTACATATTCACAGTACGCTGAGCACTTACACTCAACGATCTGTGTTGGTACGCCTGTCCTACGAATGGAACCATCATAAGTACTGATCTCCGTAGATGTCGTACTGTCCGGCTCTATCCAAGTCGGATTCAAGCACATTAGGTTTGTAGTTGTTACGCTTAAGAGTAGCTTTACGCTCCTTCGCTATCTGGGCCACCCTAGGTGAGTCCACTTTGTAGTTCACACACAAGATGTCTGCTAATAGGTACTGGAGAGTCGACTCGTATCCCTGAGGTAGATTCAGCTCGTCATCCAATTCCAGATTACAGATGTAGGAGCCATAGAAGATCGTGACTGGGTAATCTGTGTCAGGCTTAGGATTGAGTTGGATCGCTCCAAAAGGGAATGATGTGTAATAAGTGTAAGATGTAGGACGTCCAGCTGATGCGATATACTTAGGCTGCTCATCCCATTGGTTTACAGGGTAGAACCTAATACGCTCCTGGTAAGTGTCGAAAGTAAGAAGCATAGAGTCTATGGTGTCAGGGCGTTGAGCTCTTACATCAGGTACATCTGCTTCCTCAGGGAATACATATCCCACTTTACGTTCTTTAGGGAACATCACTCTATCAGCATATAAGAATGCAGATCCACCAGAATATCTTGTCGCGCCTGTGATAGGCTGACCAGTCCCGTCTTCATAAGCTTCAATGTCTGTTACGATGTACGTGGTAGGGTTAGTGATCGAATCCACTGTACAGATGACAGAGTAGCTATTAGAATCAGTCACAATCAGATTGTCCCCCACTTGGAAAGAGGAGGGAGATGTGAAGATAAGAGCTTCTGAAGGGCTTACTTCATTAGGGAGGGGGATATCGATGGTAGCCACTTCCTCTGTATTAGTGGGAATGGCTTGAGTCGCTACAGTAAATGTCCTCTCGGTTTCTTCCAGGACAGGTACATCCATCAGATTGTAATTAACGGTATCAAACACCTTTATTAGATCACCTTGCTGGAAACCATGGTCCTTCTTAGCAGTATAGACCTGTGTGGCTCCGTTAGAGACGATCTGGGTGAGTTTAATGCCTTCACCCTCACCGATAGTCAACTGATCCTGTGAAGGGACCATACGCGTGTCTATGCGGTTAGATGTAAAAGGGAACAACTTCTCTTGATTGAGGGTATCGAGAAGGATGTTGAGCTCATGGAGCCCGTGACTGATTTCAGAATCCTCAGCATTCTCTGTGGGTTCTATGATTCCACCAGTAATCAAAGCGTTTGTTACCAGTGTACGAGCTGTATTAGCCATGAGTACCTCTACTTATTCATTTGTCCTTCTTACCAGCCAGGGAGCTGAAGGGAACTTCATCGTTCTTCTTGGCATAATAAGCGGCCACCTGCTCTTTAGTGAACACGCGGCCGCTGGGAGATTTGTATTTACCGTTTCCAATCTTCTTGAATGGCATTGTCTACCTATTTTGCTTTAGACTTCGACGCGCTTCTGCTTCGAGTTGTTTTCTTTGCTGCCGGTTTAGGTGCGGGAACTGGCTCTTCGGAAGGACTCGGTTCTGAAGCTTCTCCGTCATCTCCGCTTGCTTCTGGGGAGGCTTCATCCTCATCTCCAGATTCTTCAGAGCCATCCTCTCCGCTTGTCTCCTCTGCTGTCTTGTCAGATTCAGACCCTGCTTCTGGACTTGCTCCTTCGCTGTCTCCGTCACCTTTTGATTCATTGGTACCATCGTCGTTCTCCTTTACGAGGGCTGGGTTAAAAAATTCTTTAGTTGTTACGAAGCCTGTGCTACGAGCAGCAACTTCCTCTTCTCCAGAGTTCACTACTTTGCTTGCTACAAAGGTCTCGCCGTGTTTAGGATGTTCTTCCGGGTATCCTGCTTTTTTGATCAATGTAAGTGGGTACATATTCTCTCCAAATGGAAAAAGAGGGCTAGTTATCCTAGCCCTCCTCAGTTAGTTGTTACTAAGGGATGTTGATTACGCGAGTAGCCAATTGGTCCCAAAGGATAGTTTGTCCGAAGTAAGTATCGAAACGGTGGATGTAGTCATCGTTAGTGATGTCGAAATCCTCTACGTATCTCATACCAATTCCCTCGTACATCTTAGAAGATGCTTCGTTCACACCGCGAGGAGCTTTAGCGTCACAGAATGCGAGCGTAGCGAAGTCAGGGTGGAAAGCAAGAGATTGTGAGTACGACTCGTTTTCAGATCCCAAGAATACCACTGCGTCACCTGAAGCAGGAAGACGAGATACGTTTTTCAACGTAGCAGTAGAACTAGGAGCAACAGTTGATCCGTCATAGATAGGAGCAACAGAGATAGTCACTGCACCTGCTACAGCAGTAGCGTCTGCAAGTACTACGAATTGCTTAGGACGAGAGTACTCTTTCTTAGTCTGGTAGTTGAGGTCTTTAACATCGTTACCACCGGTGTTGATAGTGAAGATCTCACCACGTTTGATGGTACCAGTCGCATCAAGACCAGATAAATCGATAGTAGAGTCACCATCAGCTACGTTAGCTGCCACAGCCACGGTACGAACAGAGTTAGTACCAGTTTCGTAGTTAGGTATAAGGTTAGATTCTACGAAGCCGAAGCCAGAGAATTTACCCATTTTACCTTTGATGTACTGCTTGTCGATCTGCTCAGCAGAGTTGAAGAACTTCTCTGTACCTTCCAATAGATCAACTTGTTGAGAAGGATTGATCATGAAGATACGCTTCTCATCCATAGGAGCCAAGTTTTCGTCAAGACGAGCTTTTGCTTTGTAGATGTCGCGAGAAGTTAGAGTAGAGTTAACGATCGCGTTAGATACCTGAGGCATCAAATCAGCAAGAACGAGGGACTCGATGTGAGTAGCCAAGTTAGGGATTTCTTTGTCAAGTACGCGGTCAGAGAATTCTTTGATGTCAAGTTCTTTCTCGAGAGAAGAGAATTTAACGTCGGAACCTTCTTGCTCACTGATAGATAGAGTACGGAAAGTCTCTACGAAATCTTGAGGAACTGCTACTTTACCAGAACGCTGGCGAGGGTTGAAAGGAACACGAAGACGAATCGTATCACCTACTGATTCAGGCGCTTTGAAAGTCTTGGAGTATTTTTGGTTGACAATTTTACAGAACTGAAGGTTGTTAATCAATAGACGCAATGCTTCAGCTGCAACTTTGTCGGTATTTGTAAAAAGATTAGCCATCTTTGTTTACCTCTTAGAAAAAGTTACTTTTGCCGCTCTCTTTATTTCTCTGGTTCATCCAGTCTGCTAGAGAGACAGCGCTTCCTTTATTGGCACCACCCTGAGGTTTTGTTACAGGTGCGGGTGCTTGTGAAACTTCTACTTTAGGGGTTGCGGCAGGTGTTTGGGGAGCAGCGGCAGGTGCCTGACTAAGCTCGAACTCCACCCTTGCGAGGTAACGGTCACGTTGGCGTTGGTTGAGAGTACCATACTTTTCAGCTTCAGAAGGGTTGTTTGCGAACCTATAAGCGATATCCGGTCCCAGGTCACTCTCCATTATGTCGAGTACAGCTTGTTGAGGCATTGACATTCCTAGGCTTGTGACTTTCTCTTGATAGTCTGTTACGCCTGTTTTTTGTTTATACGCTTCAACTTTGCCTAACCAGGATTGGTTGAAAGCTTCTGCTTGCGAGTGTGCATGCTGAGCCTTCATGGCTTCTTCTTGTTGCTTCAAATAGACTTCTCTAGCAGCTTCTTGAGCTAAATGCCTGTTCCATCCATCAACGTCGTCACCAAAGTCCTCTTTGGTAGGTTTCGTTTGTGTCTCCTGCTTCATCGCGTCAAGTTCTTGTTGTAAAGCGTACAGTTCAGTTTGGCTCTTAGATCTCTCTTTGTTCAGCCTAGTTTGAACGATACGGTTTACTGCTTCTTGTTGCTCGGCAGTAAATAGAGGCTTGTCCTTGGATTCTGCGGGAGTCTCTTGTGGAGTTGCTGCTGCTGGATCTGCAGGAGTCTCTACATTAGTCTCGACCGGAGTCTCTTGAGGGGCTTCTTGTCCTGAAGTTTCTTGTGCCTCGGTTTCAGTGGATCCGAGAATATCTTCTGCACTTAAAGGGCCTTCTTGCGAAGTGGTCATAATTGAACCTCAATTCCTGAGTAAGTTTTCCGGCAAAAAGGTGCCGTTCCTATAACTGTGAGTCGTATTGAAGAAATACTGGGAAATTATTCTCCCAGTATCTCGTCTATGTCCTCGATTACCGTGTCCGTCCCAAGATCCTCTCTTACGACAGGCCCCGGAGCGCGGGGAATGATGTCATCCACTGTGATGTTTGTAGTCTCTGTTACCTCAGTCGTGGTAGGAGCCTTGAAAGCATCACTGATGATTTTCTTGTTGTCAGATTCAGCTGACGCTTCTATTTCAGCTATGGTACGCTGGTTCTCGTTAGATTGTTTGAGAGCCTCAGTCCCCATCTTACCTTTGTTCTGTTCCCGTACCTTCTGTAGATCACCTTCGACCTTCATACGAGTCTCTGCCAAGCTTGTGTTAGACTTGATCTGATCAGAGGCGAGTTTAGCCATACGATCTTTGTCGTCGTCTATGATAGAGGCTTGAAGTTGCTGTATGATGCCCATGAGGTACTCGTTCTGACCTTCCAGATCAGTAACAGCCTGTTGAGCAGCTTCCATAGCCTGCATAGCTTCAGGAGGGATATTCCCTTTAGAGTCTTGTAGCTCAGGAGGTAGTAACTTCTTAAGGTCTTCGATGATGGCCTCTTTGTTAGGTACATTGAGGTTCTCTACAAGCCTGATGTTAAGAAGGGGAGCTGCCTGAGGGTTAGTAGCGATCATCTCTTGAAGCACGATCACTGATTCTTTCTTACGAGTCTCTACAGAAGGACCAGTAGCCACCTCAAGCATGAGGTCTTTTAGGTTCAGGCTAAGATCCTTCCATCTGTATTGGACTTCCTCGTCTTCCACTGTCACAGTCCTGGTAGTGTCATAAACATTGTTCATGAGCCAGAGCATTACTCGGCCACACTGCTTGATGGACTTCATGAGGTTGTCAGTAAAGTGAGCTGTTGCGATCTCACCTTGACGTGAGCGGTTCATAAGAGCTACACCAGACTCATCACTCGAATCCTTCTGTCCGAACATAGGGTCGAAGATAGAAGTCTCACGGGACATGTCTTGGATAGCTGCGTTCTTAGAATTGATGAGTCCCTCTGTCTGGGCCCTGGCATCAGTCCTTTCAGGAGAGGGCACCATCTGACCACCAAGAGTCTCTGGTTTGTAGATAAGGGCGTCGTAAGTCTTAGTGTTGGCAGTCTTCCAGATCTTCTCATATCCCTCGATCTGTCCTTCAGTGATAAGCCAAGGGGCCTTAGGAGTGAGAGCTGCAGCTTCTGCTTCGGAAGACACGTAGTAGTTCACCATTACTTGGGAATCTCTTACCATGTCCACGATACCACCGTACTGTAATCCGTACTCTGTGAACATCCTGTAACCAACCACAGGCACGATAGGGATATAAGGCATGTCGTAGTCAGTAGAGGAGATGATCTTGTCACCTACTACATGAGTACATCTGATGTAAGGGATCTCTATGTTTCGAGTACCTACTACCTGGACATCTAAAGGCATCACAACATTGTCAGGGATTTCCCCGTCGATGTATTCACCATTAGAGAGGAAGTTACGCTTGGTGTTCTTGTAGAACTTCTCATAGAATAGCACAGATGGCGTAGTGTCGTTAGGGACCTGCCAGTATTGGTACACATCCACACCTGAGGTACCAATGTCGTTACCGTATTTCTTCTTAGCAGATTTGGTATCGAGGTACTTGATGTAGATACCTGAACAAGCATCAGATCCGTCCACTTCTTCGGAAGCGGGGTCGAGGTAACAGGATAACGGGTCCCTGATAGTGTCGACACTGATACTCTGGTCCATGTTGTAATCGTTCGCGTACTCAGTCCCTACATGGATAAACCCTCTACCACATGCTACTGCATTCCAGAAAGCAGTCTGATAAGATTCATGTGCGTTGGATTTGTTCTCTACCCCTCTGATCTCTTCCTTAAGGATGGGAGCAGATGGGATATCGGCAGATACCGTAGGAGATACGGGGTCCAAGATAAAGGGATTCACGATACGATCTATATAAGGTTTCGTAAAGTTGTTTGTTAGTGTTGGACGTCCTTTGTCGTTAGCACGTCTGCGTCTTTGGCGCTCGTCCCATTGCTCACCGGTGGCGAACTTAAGAGAGTCCCTGTAACGCTCATATTCGATGCCATAAGCACCATTGTATTCTGATAACAGATTTCGGTACCTACCTAGGGAGTCAAGCTCTTCGGGGGTACGACCTGTGTCTACTACTTTAGCCATTTATTTAGCTCCATCGATCATCACTGTCGTGTGATCCGTAAAAGTTATTCGCTACTTTGCTAGAATCGACTTGAGGTACGAAGAAGGTCATAGCTAGTGCGTCAGCTATATCCGGGGACTTGATGCCTCGGGCTTTCATTTTCTCTTTGGACTCTAACTGTAACTGACTCGCAGTATTGAAGAAATACTTGATGGAAGTCAGTTGTCCCTCTAGTTCTACGTCAGCTGGGAGTACACCATCGCTCTTGATCCACTGCTTCATCTCATCCCAACACTCGATACGAGCATTCTTGTACTTAGCCTTACCACGAGGGGCGAAAGAAGAGTTGTACTCTACCACAGACAAGCCAGAACCTTTGGCTTCTTTCCTGGTGAAGTCTACGAAGGAGCCACCTAAGCCCCCTCCGTCGATCACTAGCTTAGCCACGCCAAACTTGTGACAATCTGACAGTACTTGTTCTGCCAATATGTCAGATTTGGTCTTAGCCCACTGCCTCATGTGTAGTATTTCACTACCACGCCTGAGTATAAGTGCCGATTTGTCACTACCCATACGAGCCACGTCTAGCGCAGCTGTGATAGGGATATTCTCATCCCTGGTAAAGAATCTACCTTGGGACCCAGCTACATCCAGTAATGAAATGAATTGGTCATCCAGGTCTGTAGCAAAGCCACCCATCCACACATAATTGTAGAGATCGGGGTCTGTGTCCCTACAATGCTCTGCTTGTTCTATGATGTCTGTGGGACAAAACCTGTTGTCGACATAATTCACCTTCTCGATCAAAGTCCTAGGGGGAAGTGATCCAGCTAGGAATGTCTTTGCTACGGGGTCTGTGGGAAGACGGGGATTGAATAGTACCCAAATCTCCGAGCCATTCTTACGGATAGTCGGAGTCAGGTTTTCCCAGGCCAGTTTAGAGATAGAAGAGGCCTCCTCTACGATGGCTATGTCAAAACCTTCCCAAGACTTAACACCCTCTGGATCAGAATTGACTCCCTTGAAGTTAAACTCGGACCCCGTAAGCTTACATATGATGGCTGTCTTAGTCTTGGTAAAGTCGTCTTCAAGTCCCAAACGTACTATCGTGTTCCAGATAAGCTTGTGGGACGACTTCTCAATGTTAGACTGGTACTCACGGATACAGAGGATGTCTACTTTGTAAGTGTAGGCATAATAAACGGCGGCTTGGAACATCTCCCACGATTTTGAAGATGACCTGCCGCCGTAGAGTACCTTGTACTTGGACTTCTTGTAGAGGATCTTGGCCTGCTTACACGCAAGCCTTAGTTTGATCCTACGAATCTTCCTCGAGATCGACATCTACGTCCTCCCGGTCCTCGAACGTCACTTCCAACTCTGTCTTCACATTAGACTTGATGTCTTGAGTAGCTTCGATCTTGTTGACCTCTGATACTCTGAAGTAAGCTGACAGTGCGAACTTGTTTCTCCCAAGCTCTGTTTGTGTATTAGCATTTACTGCTTCATCTGCGTAGTGTGCTTCTGCTAGAGTCTTGGCTAGATCGTAAGCTTCCTCGAATTCGGGATACTCTTCTTGCCAGAGTTGCATAGCTCTCTTGGACACCTTAAGTTCTTTACACCAAGCGATAGGGAGGAGACCCTTCTCCCCCATATCTACGATCCTTTTACAGAAGATCTTCTTGTATTTCTTCGGATATGCCATAATTACCTCCTACAGCGGCTAGCTTAGATCCCCTGTCCCTTCAACCAGGAAGCAGCAGCACCTAGAGAGGCATAGGCATTTCCCTTGTTGTAGACCATGGTAGAGGACTTTTCGGTATCGTTTGAATGTCTAGAAGCAATCACTAATACAGAATCACACATATGCTGCATCATGAAGGTGTCTATAACCTCTTCGATGCCTGCTTCTACGTTTTCTGGTTGTTTTGTATACGTTTTTAGGAAGATCTCTTCTTTACAGGGATACACTTCCCCTGCTATTCCCTTGATGATGTAATCACCCTTAGTGGCTCTCATCTTACCTTCTGGGGTTATCACCTCTAGGAAGTTGGGATACACTATGATATCCTCATGGGACAATTCTTTTATCTCTTCAGCATTACCACCAGTGTATTGGATAGCTTCAATCTTTATTGGTTTCTTGTAGTACTCCATTACAACACCTCCCAGTCATGAGCAAATAGATCTGCTTGGGAAGGGAGCCATCCTGGTTGCCACTTCTTGTCTGCAGTGTACATAGCGATATAGGCTTGACAGTACAGTGGTTGGTCTTCACCGATCCACTTAGCAGTTCTGTCATTTACCTTACGTGCTGTGTCAGGGGTATTATAGGGAGGAAGGTTGAGCGGGTCCATCTGTACGATAAACATACCTTTACCGTTCCAACCAGCTCTGGACACTCTGTGGCCATTTTTAAGAGCGTTTAGAGCATTCTCAAAGGGTAAGCCTACCTTGGACTTACTCATCTCTAATACGCTTATGATATCGTCTAATGGGATGTCCTCGTTAGCCATTACTCACCTCCTTGGAGATTTTTACCAAGAATAGCTCTCTTATCCAAAAGATCTCGGTAACTTAAGCTATCCCCTAACTTATTTGTTACATGTGAGACCTCTCTACCGAGGAAATAGCTAACGACAGGTGAGTACACCTCAGTGTTCTCTAGGTCCATAACAAGCTCAAGTGCTTGTATGCGCTTCTCTTTAGGGTGGATACACTTTGTGTGCAATGTTAGAGTCTCTAGCTCTTGTTTACTCTCGTCTGTCTGTACATGCAGTACGAGAGTCTTTGTGCTGGGAAGGATGTTGTCTTTGCACAACTCTAGCACAGTAGAAGAATTTTGATCAAATTCAGATTGAAGGATGGTTTGGTTAGAAGTTATTTCTATCACCTGTTTTACCTCATTGTTGAGTTATGTACCTGGAGTGGGTCCAGTACCCTATACTTCTTAACGCGAGTATTGACGTTTTACTGTATCGATGTCTTTGATGTACTTGTGTGCTTCCGGGTATTCCTCTTTGGTAATACTGAGGATTTCATTGATGGATTCATTCAAGTATTGTTGGGATATCCTCTCACATTGGTAGGTTTTCTTACGAGAACCGTGCTTAAGGTACAGATCCAGTATCCTTACAAGCCTACGTGGTAAGATCTTCCTTACCTCGGACCAATCTACTGTAGGGATGTTGTGTAGGGTCTTGAGTTTACTAGCAAGCCTCTGGATTCTGTAGTTGAGAGAACTTTGATTCATACCGAACAGGTCAGCTATCACTTGTTGCTTCACCCCTCGTACGAACCACAGCTCATAAAGTTCTTGTTCCTCGTCAGGTAGTTCTTTTAAGAGCTCCTGTACAGTTTTCCTATCATCTGTTCTGTCTTCAGGTGTGTACCACATATCTTGTATGTCCTCGTCTGATGCGATTCGTGCTAGTGTTTGGTGGTCCATGTAGATTAGATCCATATTGCTCATTTTAAGAGGTCTTATTCAGCACTGAAGTTATCAGGTACTTTCACCCTTCTCCTTCTCTGAAGTTTCTCCTCACCATTCCTGACAGCGTCAGAATAGCATTTGATACTACGAGGGTGTAACACATGTTTGTGGTACCCTATCGCAGGTGGATTTGTCATGTGGTATTTGAGATAAGATTCTGATTCTGTTTTATTTTCAATTTTCAGGCACTTTAAGACCTTATGTAGTATCTGCCTAACTTCTACTTGTGTCAGGTTGAAGTTGTAACCTGTTTTACTTTGATGCAGTGTCAGTAGGTAGTACTGTACCACTTTCAGTTTGATGTCACTGGGGAGTTTCGTATAAGCAGTGTTTCTATCCAGGGACCTAATAACATCTTCTTCGAAGCTATCAGGTTTATCAGGAGCGTTATCCATCCATCTTACAGCTTCTACTCCTCTCCTAAGAGCATTACTGATGTTTCCTTGGGACACACCAAATATGATTGCTAATTCCGGTTGTGTCTTATCAGTTATGAAGTAAAGCTCCAGTAAGTCTTTTGTTACTTCATCCAATCGATCCCAATTCTTCCTATTAAGAGTCTTTGTAAGAGAGGTCTCTTCATTCATGCTTAACAGGTTCTTGTATTTCTTAACTTGATCGATCTTTGTAGGATCTATAGATCCAGAGTTGTAAGTCTGTTTTAAAAAGGCTGATTTTTTCATACTACTGTATTTCTTATAAAGAGATTATTCAAGAATCAAAGATTCCTACCAGTATTTCTTATAAGAGTCGCTTCGCTCCCTTCCAGTATTCTTTATCTCTCCCGTTTGTTTTGGAGTCTTCGACTCTCTTAGCAGTTTGGACAGAGGAGCGAAGCGACTCTGGATGGTGTATAGAAAGAAAAAAGAGAATTCAGTTAAACAGAGACCAGTTAGGGAGGAAAAGAAAAACAAGAAAAAACAGAAAGAGCAAGAAACGAAAAGAAACCAGGTACTACTGACTTTACACACCCTTACTACTATTTACTTTGTTTACATTCCTTACTCCATTGGATCGTGACTGGGAAAC